AGCCGACAACAGAATTTCCAGACCCGTTGATTCCGGTATCCGACCCAACAGTAAAGCCAGTAGAAGTAAAAGCAGTTAGCACATCAGAAAAAGGGCCGGATTCAGCACTTGTCGAATTACTACTCAATAAATATCCAGCACCTCTTACGATGTCATATAGCTGATGACTATAAGCATTACTGCGTGACTTTAACCAAACAAAATCTGGCGAAAAGTTTAACCCACTAATAGTTTGTGTTCCACCATTCCCCGTATAAAGCGCAACATCCATCACCGTATTAGACTTCGTGACTAATGGGGCTGGCAGATTCTGTGTGCAGAGCGCTTTGTAGCCTGCTGGTGCGGTGTAGGCAAATGCGCGTTGGCCAAAGTTGAACGAGCCATCAATATTGTTAAACACAGCTTGAACCTTGACAGGGGTGGTTACCGTGCCCGTTGATGTTGCTGGGAATGATGTTTGCCTATTGTAAGAATTTGTAATCCAATATTCATTTACTCCTAGCCACACTTCTCCAGTACCTGCATCGTACGCAAGTTTTAATATATCGTTTGCGTTTGCAGATGTAAATCCGCTGACATTGTTGTAGGTGCTATTTACATATACTTGATACCCACCAGACCAACCATTCAAAGTAACTTTAGTAGCGGATAGATCGCTGCTTGTGGATAATATATTTGCCAAGGCGATGCCTCCATTCCCTCCTCTGCGAGACAAAAGCATTTCAAAATAGTACTTATCACTTGCCGGAAAAATTGTTGCGTAAGCATGATAGTATCCGCCACTTGTTGTAGCATCTAGATTTCCGTTTGATAACGTAAAACTACTGCTCTTATCTAACGGATTCAACGTCGCATAATTGCCTCTCACCTCCCCGCCCACGCCGGTGTCGGTCCCGTAATTAGTGGGGGAGTCTACGAGGGAATCGTTGCCAGCGGATTGTGCCGCAGTAGCACTGGCAGTAAAAGAATAAATTTTATATCCGCCGGTATTCGCATATGTATAAGTAAGACCACTGCCAACAATTAAGTCATCATAAGTATTGGCGTAGCGGAGAATGACAATGCCGGAACCGCCAGTACCCCCATCTCCACCAAATTGACCGCCACCACCACCGCCGCCGCCTGTGTTTGCAGTGCCATTGGAACCGTTGACACCAAAACCACCATTACCGCCGCCGCCTAATCCACCAGTACCAGCAGGACCTGCGAGCCTTGAGTCGCCAGCGCCACCACCACCGCCGCCATAGTAAGTAGACGTGCCTGTTATTGAAGATTGAACGCCGTTGCCGCCGTTACCACCTGTGCCATTTGCTGATCCTCCATTAGAACCAGCTTGTCCAGCACCACCGCCACCACCAGGACCACCTGGGTAGGCAAACCCATTTCCACCGGTATAACCTTGGTTAGCGGTTCCAGCCGCACCAGTTCTTGCTGCTGCATTGGATCCACCAGTAGAACCGCCACCACCGCTGCCACCTATGCTTGCAACGACAGTATCACCAGCGCCACCGCCACCGCCTAATGCCGTAATTGAGCTAAATACTGAATTATTGCCGTTAGTGCCTCCCCCATTTCCGGTATTTCCTGCGCCGCCGCCGCCAACAGTAACTATGTATTGATTTCCAGCAGTTACAGCTAAAGCAGACTCTAAAGTTCCTCCACCTCCAGTATTAGTTACAGTAGAGCGCACACCACCAGCTCCGCCGCCGCCAGAAAGGTCTCCACCAGCACCACCGCCACCACCAACTACAAGGTAATCAATGGTAGGTGGTGCATTTGAAGCAGGTGTAATAACAACACCTGTACCACTTACAACACTAAAATTATTCGGGGTCCAGTTATTACTCAGCCCAGAAGTGTCCTTCCCTAATGTGCTGGCAGTGTTGCTGGAGTTATCAGCAAACAAAAGATTGAAGCCATTTGTGCCATAACTGCCGGTGTATGTTTTTGGTATGAGTTGCCCAGTAGTGGCATCGGTTTCGGTGAATGACGATGGGGTAAGTGCTTGACCGTCGATCAGATGGATATTTGTTAAGTAAAAATTGGCATAACTAGAAGATGCTGACGATCCAATAGTATGGGAAACAGTATTGTTTATTTGGTGGTTGCTGGAACCGGGGCCAACTGTGGTGTCAAATGCAGTTACTTCAACTCCGTTAACATATAACTTAGCGGCAGTAGATCCGTTGATAGAAAATACCAAATGATACCAGGCGGAAGTATCACGAAATACTTGCGTAGTTACAAAACGAGTATTTGCAGATGCGCTTACAACATTTTGAAAATTTAACTTGTCATTTGAGCCAAAATAAACTTCCGTATAATTCGAACCATCTAACGTTGCGCGGAAAAGATGGTATTCTCCTAACCCAGAACGTTTTAGCCAGATAGACCAAGTATAAATGGTTCTATTTCCCGCAGTGCCGGGGACTCTAGACAAGAAACCACTGTCACTACTGTTGAATCTGAGACTACGCTCTATCTGTAATGCGCCACCAGTAGCGTCACCGAATAATAATAAGGGGTTGGTAGAACCTGGAATAGACATAATTATTGGGTAAGGTTGTTCACAAGTTGGCAAACAATGCTTGTACTTGTACGTACAGTATAACCAATTAAGTCAACTGCATTTGCTGTGGTGCTTAGATTTTTAAATGATTGGCCGCCAGGGAATTTCCAGTGACTGCCATAACTTAAAATCCTGCTTCCCGTTGCATCTTGCAGAATGTAAATCAAACCACTCTGCCCAACAGTCATGCCGGTTGGGTTGGCAAGTGTTCGAGGTGTTCCGGTCAAAGTGACTGTAAAGTTATTGGCAACTGAAAAATCAGGAGTAATTGTAGATCCATCGGTTAAAGTTGCAATGTTCATTGCTCCAGTTCCCTGTACATATATTTTGGTATTACCTACAGATGCTCCTATAGCAAGATTACCGTTGGCGTCAAAAACAGCACGTTGAATACCACCGGTAGTAACACTGATTTCATTTGAACCGCTGCGATAAAAACCAGTGGTAGGTGCATTATCAAATGTAATACTTGGCGCACTATTTGAACCATCTGGAAAACTAGCACCCACCGCAACAAAATCAGACCCAGCAAGAACAACTCCAAAGAAAGCCCAACCTCCTGTTGGAGCAGAGGCAAATACTATGTTCGTACCTACTAAATTAAAACCAGCCGCACCGGTTGGGTCTGGCTTTTGAATTACACCATTAACAGAAATTAAACACTGTTGTGGGTTAGATGGAAACGGGACTGGTGAAATACCAGAAACTAATAATGGAAAGGATGTTGCAACGCCGTTAAAACTAGATCCAATATTATCAACACGTTGGTAACTTATGCCAGGTGTTAATGTTGTGTTTCCTATATAACGCATGTCAGTTCCTATTTATTTTTTATTGAGTTCGGGCCAGTAGTAGCTGGTGCTATTGGCCACCGGACTTGATTTAATTTTACACCGAAAAACGTTTGTGGTAAGTCCCTCAACTGCTGTCTATAAGATACCCAAGCAGATTGATCTACAGTGCAACCAGAAGAAACAGTCCAGTCTGTTGATTTAAGAAGGTAATTTCTTTTTAGAATAATGTTATTCCAAGAAGAATTATCTAGTTCAAGAACACGTTCTTCAAAGATTCTTGATTCTAAATCTTGAAGGCGTTTTTCTATTTCAGTAATTTTTAAATTATATGTTTCTTCTTTTAGTTCTCCTTTGTTTTTAATATCTTCTTTTAAAGAACTCACCTGTCTGTACAGGATGTCAATATCACCAATTGTTGTTAGTCCTGTTGTCATTATGTTTGCTCCAAATAACTAATCATTATGTCAAGTGCTGAGCCAGTATCTGAGCTAGCACGGATAACATCTGACGGTTCTATAATCAGTTTATTACCTTGTACAAGTTCTAACGAAGAACCTGCTGGTACTGGCCCATTCTTTATAAGAAATACTGAATCGCCAACTGCAGAAGAAATATATACATTTGCATTCGCACTGCTACCAGTTTTGTTTGAAACCAAAACACTAAGAATAACAAGAGTAGCAGTGCCGCCAACTGTAAGTATATTAGTAGTCGCGCTTGATGTTACATCAGCTGTCAAAAGGCTTGACTTTGTATCTTTTTTAAAAGTGTTTGCCATTTAACTTAGAGCAATAATTAAGGTTAAAGTGTCAGATGAAGTAGTGGTGCCAGCGACACTAAGACTTCCGTTAACGGTGAGGTTTCCAGAGAAGGTTGCACTCCCTGAAGAATCTATTGTAAGCCTTGCAACACCGTTCGTCACCAAAGATAATTGAGCCTGTACTGGACTAATAATACCAGTATTAACGCTGTTAGCAAATTTAAGAGCGCAACTGTTTAGCGCACCGGGAGAAAGTAAACAGTTAGTACCATCTTCTCGTAAAAGTGGGAACCCACCAAGTGTTATAGCATCGTGAACTATGGCTGTAAGTTTTTGTGTATCAACAGTGACTTCCCCCAGCGCACCCGCAAAAGCAATTGTTTGAGCGGTCGTACCACGCCTTAGTTGTACTTGAGTTGCCATAATCTATTATGTCACGTTTGTTATCAGTCTAGCTGTTATTCTTGTAGTTGATTCAGAATAATAAACCAGTACGTCAACGGCATTTGCAGTTGTTGTAGCAGTTGGTGTGCCACCTGAAAATTTATAAAATGAACCGTATGCAATTGTCCTCGAACCGGTCGCATCTTGAGTAATAACTATTGCGCCACTTTGTCCGGCAGTTAAGTTCGATGGGTTTTGGATTGTAGTGCTTGCACCTAAAGTTAAAGAAAAGTTATTAGAAACAGCAAAGTCTGGAGTAATAGAAGAACTACTTGTGAGGACACTAATTGTTCCACGTTGCGCCGCACTGTAACTTTGCGCTAGGCCTAGAACAGCAATAGTGCTTGTAACAGCTGGAAGAGTTAAGGTTCCAGATGCTGCTGCTGTGGCAACAACTGTAGTGGTTCCTGATGACGACCCAGTAAATATATGCCCGCCAGTACCTGCGGTTAATGTTGTTGCGGTTAAAGCAGTTAAGCCAGTGATGCTAGTTGCAGTGCTTCCAAGAGCAATTGATGTAGAACCAACGGTGAGGCTACTATTAGCAAGCTGTGCGTTCGGAATAGCACTTGTACTAAATTCTCCAGTAGTACTGTTGTATGTTAACCCTGACCCGCCAGCTACACTTAATGCACTTCTAATGTTTAAGTCTGTAACTACTGAATACGTAACAGCACCAGTGGTACTGTTATAACTTATTGACCCATAACCGCTACCACTGTTAGTGGCACTTAAAGCACCTCTAATGTTTAAGTCTGTAACCACTGAATACGTAAGTACTCCGGTCGTGTTGTTATAGCTTATGGACCCATATCCAGTTCCTGAGTTTGTTACACTTATTGATGATAACAACGCAAGCGTACCTGTTGCATCTGGGAGAGTAATGACACGTGCGCCGGTCGGCTGTGCAGGTACTAAGTCAATATATTGGCCAACTGTAATTACGGCACCCGTAAAAAGAATGCCCGCATAATCAGCTATTATGTGGGAAGCACTGGTAGATGGGTGTTTTAGCTCAAGTCCGGTGGTCTTTAAGTTAGTAATATCAAAACTTGTTACTGTAGAACCTAAAGCAGCAGGTGTAGCTCCAAAAGTAATACTGCTGTTGGCTAATTGAGAGTTTGGAATAGCACTTGTACTAAATGCTCCAGTAGTACTGTTGTATGTTAACCCTGAACCACCAGTTACACTTAAGGCACCTCTAATGTTTAAGTCTGTAACCACTGAGTACGTAAGTACTCCAGTACTGTTGTTATAGCTTATAGACCCATATCCAGTTCCTGTGTTCCCAGCAGAAATTGATAACCGTGCCCTAGTATCTGTGTAATAAAGATTCGTACCTTCTGTTAAATTTGTTGTTGTATTTCCAGCAAAATCTAGTCCATCCGTCGGGGTATTTACTTCCTCAAAAAGCCCTGAAATTAAAACGATAGGTTTTCTAGTTGTCATGCTTGCACAGGTCTTACCTTATTATCTATATTATCAAGGGTATAGTTAGACACTATGTTAAAAGTATAGGCGGTTCTAATTCCACAGCAAGTTGAGTAGCGGTCACAGCCTTACCTACTCTTGTGATGTAGTAAGAAGAAGTAGATGGCGCAGTCGTTACTATTGAGCCGGGAGAACTGGCAGATAAAAAATAAATGCTGCCAGGAGTGCGGCCCGTTGTTCCTTGTATACCAGCAAAAGAAGCTTGTAAAAGTTGTCCTGTTGATTTTGTTTCACGGGCAAAACCAATAACAGTAGCTAGTTCAACGGTTGAATTAGCAACGGCTCTACCTAGCTTTCCGTCACTGTTGCGCATATACACCGCTTCACCTTGTGAAATTGATTCAAATGTAGTTCCTATAATTGACAAGCTCGATCTTACTGGTAAAATATTTGCTATATTTATTTTCAAATCTATTAAAGATTCGATTACGCCAACATCATTTGGTGGGTAAGGATTTAGATCAATAAGCTGAGTTCCATCAACACGAATTTGAAATAATATTCCTCTTTGTGTACTAATAGATTCAACAGCTATGCTTGTTAATGTACCTGCTCCAGAAAGAACTGTTATCCACGTAGCTGAAGCATAAGTACTACCAACCGCAATTCCGGTTGCGGCAACACCGTTTGCGTAAACTGTAGCTATTCCATCAGTAGAACAACAAAGAAGCTCAACGGACGTAGAATAATTTTTAAAATCAAAAAGTGTTCCAGTTGCTGTCGTACCGTTTATTGCAAATATACCGCTTTGGTTACCTGATGTAAATACAGTGGCCCAAGAAAGACCTGGATATAAACCAGTATTACTTATTGGTGTGATTGACATATTTACCTTAACCTAATTGGTGGTTCTATTTGGATAACAAATTCGCTGGTTGTTGACGCCTCTCCTACTCTTGTCACATACTGTCCAGCTGTACTTGGTGGTGTTGTTGCGATTTGACCAGCTGTTGCGGCAGATAGGAAATACAAATCCCCTGGATCTAAAGTAGCTGTAAAATTTTGGAAACCTGCAACAATGACTCTTGCAGTTCCGCCTGAAAGAACAGCCTCTTCAGCAAATCCAATAACACAAGCAGCATCAAAAGACACGCCACTTGCAATGGCTTTTCCTGCTTGACCGTCTGCTGCTCTAAGGTAAACCGCATCGTTTTTATTCACGTTTTCAAAAACTACAACATTAAATCCAACCCTGTGTGGAACATATGCATATAAACCATCTTTTAAATCAATAATGCAATCTACTAAGCCCCTGTAATTAGGAGCATATGGTTGCCTGGTAAGCGTGAAACCATTACCTGACATTAAATCAACAAGTACAGTAATAGCCCCTTCTATATTGGGATCGTACCCTGTTGACATGATACCTTTATTTTTCTAATGTTATTCTAAGTTGTTAAATCCTTTAGAATATATAGTAAGAGGACTAAAACAATGCCAATAGAAACAATTCTAACTGCTCTTTCTGCAGGAATCGCTGCGTTTGCTGGTCTCTCTAAGGCCTTGTATAATTCTCAAGAGCGTTTAAATAAACGTTTTGAAAAAATTGAAGACAAGCTTGACTCTTTAGAAGACCGTTTAATTAGAGATTATGTATTAAAAGAAGACTTCCTCCGGGAGATGCAAGCTGTTCACAGTAAGTTAGATAGGATTCTTGACAGGGTAATGCGTTAAATAGCAATCCAGTTAGCACTACTTGTTAAGTATATAAATAAACCTGGTATAGCTAAATTGTAATGAAGTTGTCCGTTTATCGGATTAGATGGTGTACCCGCACTAACAGAAGCAACAGCATTTGTTGCTTGAAATGTTGTGCCATCATAAACTTTAAAGATTTTAGTACTGGCGGTATCTAACCAGGATTCGCCCTTAGAGTAGCTTGTGTGGCCAGTGGGTGTGAGGTTAGGAGCCGTACTGCCTACATGTGTGGGGCCTACTTTTATCAAGGCACGTGTAGGTCCTGACGTATTATCTGCAAAATATAAACCCGGATCAATAGCGTTATGGTTCAACGCCATTTCCACGCCATCAGCAAGGACACCTAATCTTGTTGGGAAGGGACGATCATAAAGAAGATCTGAGAAGCGGCTTAATATTTGAACGGTCATGGTTAAGAATTAATATAACGTCCAGAAGATACTACCGTATCTTGCTGCACATACGGATCATAGCTTGAGCAATTAATAGAGGTCAACGTGGCTAAATCTTCTGTAGGCGCTCCATTTAAATAAGCACCTCCTCTAATTGCACCAGCATCAAATGTCGGCATATAATTTATCAGTGGCTCATCTAGCATGGCAAATTTAGTGCCAAGAATAAACTCCGGTTGCAAGTTTAATAATTTACTAATCATTGAAATCATTCTCTGTGTACTATTCTGTAAAACACCTTGATTATCTAATGTTCCTGAAGATCCTCTACGTACTTCGTCAGTCATTAACATTACCAAAAGTTGTGGATCAATATTAGCAATATCTTCTGGTAAATTTCTAGATCCTATAACCGACTGTGTTCCTACCCACTTTTCACCTTGTTTAACCAGGGCAAAACGTTCTGCAGCTTTACGCAAGTTTTTATTTTCTTTGTCAAAAGAAATATAAAATGCATCTAAAGAGTCACCAACTGGCTTATCATTAGGTTCCAAGAGCCAAACTTTAACATAATCATGTTCTTTTAAATTCTCAACAATGCAGTATCCACTTGTATTGTTTGAAAAAGGGTAAACAATTTTAAAACTATTGCTGTCAATAATTTGCGTAATAGTATACTGGCCTGACGATGCACTGCCACTTGTAAATACAAGTTCAACTTTTGTATTAGCCTGTAATCCATGATTTTCTGCGGTAATTGTAATGCTTACGCCAGATTGAACATACTTAGCATCAATAGATAACGGGGAATTCCCTTCATCATGATTCAAGGAAAACATAGCAGCATATATATGTTTGCACCACCTTAACTGATAATACATTAAATTAGGAAAAGACGTATCTGAAGTGTCTTCATAAGTAGGTAGTTGGTAAAAATTATTAATAGCAACATGACCTAGATCAGAAAAAACACCTACGTTATCTCGTTGATTAATTAACGAACCGTCTTTATCTAGGTACTGACCAGGTTTAGTAGAACCGATTGCCGTAACTGGAAAATTTTTATGCATACCCTCTTTAAAAAAATTATATCCTGACCGCCTAGTGTAGTCTTGACATGTACATTGATAACGAACTTCGGTTGTTAAAAATCTACCAACTTCAAATCCCCTTGCAGCCGGTACTACTGTTTCCGTTTTATTGTTTATTGTTTGTGCTGCATAGCTATCTGTACGATAAAAAACAATCTCATTTGTAGTGGCATCAACTGTGTTTACAGTGTACCCAACATAGTCATCATATCTAAATCCCATTATTAAACGAATTACCGTAGCATTGCCACTTGTTGCACCGCTAGTAATTGTTGTTATTGTGAATTGTGTTACTGAAGTAACGGTAATAGTGTATTGACCAGAGGTAATAAGTCCACTACTAATTGATAAGTAAACAGTGTTACCAGTTGAAAGACCATGCACAGAGGAACAAGTTACAGTTAATGTAGAACCTGCTCTTGAATAAGTTGCAGAGATACCTGGATCTTTTTCAATTACCCTATCTACTAAACGTTCGCCTGAAAGAAAACTTGCTGCAGTAGGTAAACTTCTAAGTTTTGTCCTGAGTTCAGTCCAACGTGAATCTGTAAATATTGTTGATAGCTGTATTGTTAAATTACCTCCGGTACTTAGAGGTGCAGCAGCAATACAAGTAAAGGAATTTTGAGTTGTTGAAGTAATTGGAAGTGTTGCATTTACACCGGCACCGGAAGTAAAAACAAGGTAAACATTTTCTCCTACAAAAAAACCATGATCTTGTTTTGAAACTGTTATTGTTGTACTGACCTGGGAATATGTTGCGCTTCTTGCTGTTCCTAAATAACGTACCTCAAGTATTGGTAAACCAAAATTATAAAAATTTAATGAGTTTGCATCTCTTATACCTACTAACTGATTACCAAGTTCTGAATTTGTTGTAGGAAAAGTAAAAACACGTATAGGTATAAATACACCAGGGAACTGTTGAAACGAACAGTACATTCTATAATCACCACGCTGTGCTCTCTCTTGGGAAAAAGAACCTAAAACATTTTGCGTAACTGTATAAAGTTCATATCCACGTCTCCACCTGGTCCACAAAGCGTCCTGATCATAGAAGCGGATGTTGCTCCTATATTTTGAATCTTTAGGAGTAAATTTAAATGGGTTCTCATCTAAAAAAAATTCCGGTAATGTTGTCTTGCTAACCTCTTCAAACCCTTTGGACAAACCGCTATCAAAACTTTTTAATGGTTTACCACTAAAACCTTTAGATCCAAAAGGCATTTTAGTTCTTAATAGTAACCAGCTTGTACGTTACAATAAAAACCATTTGTTAACGAGGTTGTACCACTTACAGAAACATATAAAGCTTGTCCACGTTGTAACATTAAACCACGCATTTTTGGAGAAACGGTACTGTTAGTACTAGTAAAGTTTGCGCCAGCTTGTGGTACCGGGTGATTGATTAAAGGAAGAACTAAATTTGTAGTAAGACTGTACTCAACGTTATCATAAGTTGATGGTACACTTGCAACAAACAAAGGGAAAAACTGGTTAGTATTAGTAATTGTCGATGTGTTTAACAAATAGAAACCAAAATCAGTTGGTTGATATACACTTACGTTTCCACTTGTTGTTAAAGTTCCTGCACTAGTAACTGTAAACGTTGTAGTAGTTACTGAAGCAACAACTGCAACTTCATCAACAGCAGTACCACTTGTATAATCAAGACCTACTTTTTGACCAACACGTAGATTATGGTTAGCTAATGTTACGATTACTGCAGATGTACCTGTCTGAGCATATGTTCCGGCTCCAGCGGTTTGCGCGTCTATAAAAGTATTACTATTTTTTGTATAACGGAACCATATTTCATCTATATATGCTCCGCTAATTGAAGTATCTGTTTGTGCTGAATCGCAATCAAAAACTTTTGTGCAGTTTCCAATTGCCGTTGGTATTAAGCTTGTAGAAAATAACTGGCCAGATGCTACCGTAACTAGGGTGCTTGAATTAGCAGGCCTATCAAGAAGCATAGGCTGCTTGTTTGAAGAGGATGACGACAAGGCTCTACTTAATTACGTTGTTTTAATTGTAGCGTATTTTCACTAACCGGTAGTTTGTTTATTTTTCTTTTCGTTTTGTTTTATTTTTTTCTTCTAATTGGGTACGAGCTTTTGTCAGTGCTTCCTTGCGCTTTGCTTTATCGTTTTCTTTTTGCATCCCTGGCGTAGTCTCCTCTGACTCGCCTTTGCTAGCTGCTTTCTTTTTAAAATGCGCCAACAATTGAGGTGGCATTTGATTTTTACCAGGCATTGCTACTAAGAAATTTCGGGGTTACGGAGCTCAGCACTACCAACTTGCAATTGTTTAAATGCAGAAGGAAGGCCAGTACCTTGTTTTATATCATAGTTTAAAGCGCCTAATACATCACCGGCCATTCGTTGTTTTTTTTGATTAGTTCGTTGGGGAGAAACAAATTTTTCAGCGTTGGTTTTTAAGGGCTCGTCAAAAGGTAATGAGTCTTGACGTACACCAAGGGTATAACCAAGGTCTGCTTGAGGTCTATTTGCAGGCCTCTCATCTGGTCGTCTTGTTCTATCCTCAGCATGGTCAACAAGTTTTTTTCTTACTGTCCGTTGTCCATGGATACTCATTGTTTTTTTCTCTTACTTGATAATTCTACGGCGCGACGAGCTTTTTTTGCCCTTTCGGTATTAGGTACAAATTGCTTACCTTCTCTAGAACCACGTTTTTTCTTATTATCTGTGTTCTTCCGTTCTTCTGGTGATAAATTAGCCCACGCTTTTTCTGGTAAATACCGTTCCGTACTTTTTTGACCGGGCTCAATTGCTTTGTCTGTCATCATTTGTTTTTATTTTCGTAGTTTTCGCGTGTCATCCACTTCTGTTCACCCCAACGTTTTAGGGATTTTTGTCCTTCTGTTTGTTCTCCTCTGTAGCCACCTCCTCTTTGTTTATATGCTTGCGCCAGTAATTGTGCTTTTCGGGCTGACCATTGTCCTGGTTTACCTCCTTTAGAACCGGATTTTATTCGATTCTTAAGTCGTTCCCTAAGTTCAGGTTTTGTATACGCCATGTAAATCGTTTTGTCTTGAGTTACGGCTTAACCCAACTGGAGGCAGTGGGTCGCTATGAGAGCGGTCAACCTCCCTCATATATGCTGGGTTGTTTAGTTGGAACCGTGGCTCCTCAATACCATTGTAAGATACTACGTATGGACAATGCATTATTTTCTCAGTGCGCTGCATGTTAAATGGGTCACTAAAACCTGCAGTAGTTAACGTACTGTCTCCATATAAATTACCGTAGGTAACGGGAAAGCTCGGTTCATAGCCAGGGACTTGAGCGAATCTCATTATTCAAAAGTAGATGGTGTATTAAAGGCCTGTCGTAACGCTGCAATTGGATCAATTTGAGACGTTACATTGCCAGTACTTGTTTTAGTAAAGTTCTTTGAAAGAAAATCAGTAAGGTAATCTTCACTAGACTTCGGCTGATTAGGCATACCAGGAACAAGAACAATCGTATTACCTGCTCCTTGCTGTGCGGTTTGAGGTTGTGCAGGTTGTGTTGTAGCAGGTAAAGATTGTCCTGAAGCGTAGCTAGTGGGAAGGGAGCTAGAAAGCTTACCTTCCGGCGTCTTATATCTACCAGTTGCAAGCCACTCTAATTGTTGTTCAGATATAGGAGCGTTTTTTGCTAACGCTAAATGCACGTGTTCGCTGTGACCAGGGTCACCGGGTCCAAGTGCTTCGGTAAAGGCACCTAACTTTTTAGCACGCCAAGACAGTTCCCCTGTACGTTGTTTCCAGCTCTTAGAAGGACCTCCTTCATAAGCAGGTGCCATGTCCGGCCTCCAGTCAGTAACATCAATTGCAGAGCCACCTGGGGTGTAATGGTAAGAACCTTTTGTATGTACATTGGAGACCCCTCCAAAAGCAGGATTTTCACCTATCTTTAATCCGTATTTCTGAAGAAACTTACCTACATCAACAATAGATTTTTCTGACATAATAGTAGATTGCTTAATTAAATTCTAATTTAATTGTCAAAATAATTAACCTTAAAAGCATCAGTCAATAGTTTCACTGGATCAATTTGACTAGATTTAGTAAGACCGGTTGAATCGACGGATTGTTTTTCTTTTATAAAATCATTAAGAAAGTCAGTTGGTGATTTGTCTCCGGTGTAAACAATAAATGTATTCCCTGTTTTAGATGTCCCGTCTGGAGTTGGGACCTTAGCCTGTGTAGCTTCTGATGGCTGAGGTGTTGGTAACTGCTGTGGAGTTAAGGCTGCTTTCTCTACTTGAGGTAAGAATTGTTTGTATGCACCAGAACTATATACAGACCAAGGTGTGAATTTATTCCCAACCTCAGAATAAACTTTCTGTGCAGCAGCTAAATTAGTAGCTGGATCAAAAAGTTGTTCATTTTTTTGTAAACCAAACTGCTTTAATCTTGCTGGTCCCATGGAACCAATCATATTTATTTGAGCAAGTCCGTAAGATTTATCACCAGTAGCCGCATTTGGATTGTACGCATCCGGCCTGCCACTGGACTCACCAAGAATAATTGCAGCCATGGTCTTGGCTTCTTTATCCTTAAACCCTGCTTTTTGAGCTAATTGTAAAAGCTGACTTGCGTTTAAGGCTGCCATTTTATTCTTAACCTCTCTAGCGGAAACTATTTGAAAGCATGAGCCTAGTACCAACAGAAACGTCAGCAGGGCCTGGAAGTGCTTGAATAAATTCAGCTCCTTCCCGATCAAATCGATACCTAGCCTGTTCAGGGTTTCGGTAATTGGGAACATAAAGATGTAGGGCTAATCGATCCGTCTCGTATATATAAATCGCCGTCCAAGTTTTAAGTGTTTCTCTAAAATCAGAAGTAGCAATTGTACGATCTACGTCGCCTGCAATACTTTCAATACGATTACGCGGAATAGTATTGTTATTAACACTACCAGTCATGTCGGTACGTTTTTCTGCTTGATCGCACCTACCTACTTGTTCGACAATTTTTGAATACCAGAACGAATCTGGGATGTTGTTGACAGCTTCCTCAAGACGTGCCTGATCACCAGCAGGGACGCTTGTAGTGTTATATCCCAAGTGCCAGCGGACTTTTGATTTGAGGAAGCTATCGAGTTGCATTACTCAACGCGGATAAGATTTTCTTTAAAGATTTCGTCCCAGTCAACCCGTTTGATGGACTTAAGTTGATCTAGTTTAACGAACTTTTCACCGGTCATTGAAGATTGTAAATCTTTAATGTCCCGTGCTGTTTTTAATCCTACTCCAGGTAATGCATCGGCGATCTGTCTTGCACTTGCAGTATTGATGTTAATCCTAACGTCAAGTGGAAATGTTTCTCGATTAGTTGCTTTTGCAGGTTTAACGCCTTCTTCTTCTAGTTGAGCAGCAAGACGTTCTTCTGTACGGATTTTTTCATTTGTAGCATCAAGATGTGGTACAAGGTCCTCTTCCGCTACGTACCAAACTTCATCTTGTGAATCGACACACATGAGGATTCCCTCCCCATGCTTAGAGACAACTTCAAGGAGGGAGCCGGTGGGCTTGTATTGATACAGCATTTAAAAAATGAAATGACAGCTATCAATACAATACCCACCTTAACCCTTATTGGCCAGTATCAAGTATCGTTGCCGCCTACCTGAGAAGCAAAGTCAATAAAACCTTGGATGTCATTCCAAGAAACAGCAGCTGCTGTGCGTAGGTAATTAACCCTGCACAACAAGTAACCTGCCTTACCAGCATCAGAATCAGCTGCGCTGATAAAGACACCAGCACCGTTAACAGTGGTTGCAGTAACACCAGTGGTGCTAAACACCTTGAAGGTAGTGTCTGCAGTCACCTTGTAGAGCATTGAGTCTGCAAGGTTAGCAGCAACAATACCTGCAGTAGTAACAGTGTTAAGGAAAGGAGCGATGCCTGCTGTACCACCACCTGTAACAGCTGCTGAACCTTGAGTAAATAGGTTAGAAGCAGCAGTTAGGTAAGAAGAAGCAGCAGCTAAACCGTTGGCCTGTGAACTAGGTATACCAAAAGGAACACCAGCGTTATTAGGGCCAAGGAAAAGAAGATCGCTAGTTGTTCCGCCGATGTCTGCAGTTACAGGAGACGCGGGGAATCCTACTACACCACCGGAAGGAATGTCCTGTGCTACGGCTACAGAAGCACCGTACACATAAGCTGGACGCAAAGTAGAAGCATTAACAACCAATGAAGTACGGTTATCGCGTACACGGTCGTCAACACGACGATCTGGTGAAGGGACAGTAATATCAAAGCTCTTGTAGCTTGCCCTATCGGCAACTAAATTGCTAATCTTTACATAACCAACCAGTTCATACGCTTCAATACCTGGCCAACCATAAACACCTTCTACGTTGAACGAAGAAAGGCGATTGATCTGAGCGCCGGGCTGGAGGATGTTTCCAGCATTTGATTTGTAAGTTGCCATTTGTTAGTACCTCTTATTCTCAAATAACGGTGAAAGCAGAGGTGATAAAGTCCTTGTTCAAATTAGCAAAACCAGCGTACAGTTGCCAGATCAAGATAATGAAACGGCTAAAGTCGTCGTTGTTGTTAATAAGAACTTGGGCGTTAGGGCCACCGATACCAACGCCTACTGCCTGAGGACCAAAGAAAAGGCCTGGGGGAGTGGTGTGAGTAATGGCACCGCTACCATCGCCAATATCACAAGTGATGGATTTTTCAGCAAAGTTGGTTGACTCGAAGAAGCGTACTCCTTCAAATACAAATCCGGTAGGCATCACGGGCTCACCAGCAACAAACATTGCTTGGCCATATTGACCGCCACCATAAATTGCCTGGTTAGGACCAGCAGCACCCATGAGGGGGTTGCCTTGACCCATACCTGGGTAACGGGCAATTTCACGGAAGCCTTGATCAGCACGCAGATCCTTCATGAAAGAAGGGTCAGCAATACAACGATAGTAACCGTCTTGGAATACAGGAACGTTACGCTTACGCAGTTGACGAACAACCTCTAGGAGGTCGGTCTTTACGTTAAACTTGTAACGCTCAGAAGCGTATTCGGTAGCACTATAAGAGCTAAGTACAGTAGAAGAAGACTTGGCTTTACCATTGGGGTAGTAGTAACCACCCTGTGTGTCGCCAGATGCACCACGGGATTCGGATTTTGCCATCTCATCAAGGAACACACGGTCCCTCCAGCGACGATAATCATCCAAAAGTGTCAACGAACCGATGGACTGGTGGAACATATTAAGGTTCCCGGAGTCCAAAAGAAGACGCTGAGCGGTCATCAGGGTCTCCCTAGCAATCTTAAAAGTGCTGGGAAGGTTTGTATTATTAGGGTCGGCAGGACCAGTGTACTCACGCAAAGAAACAAGAACCTTGTCTTTTACGATTGCACGACTGCTAGCAGTACCGATAGTTTGATCTTGGGTACGCTCGCGGCTGGTCTTTGTCCCAGGGTTGCCCCAGAAACGATAACGGTCCAGCTGCACAGTCTGTCCTGGCTGTTTAGTGAAGTCATGGACCACGACGGGCTCAGCCGCCATCTCCACGATATACGCTGGGTGAGGGCGGTACAGCTCCGCGCCCAACAGCTTGGGAAAGTCGTTATCGATAAACATAGTGGTTACTCAGCGTAAGGATTAGCTGAAACCTGAGGTTAATTACCTCAAAGTATCTGGAACATTTGCTCCATTAATAAAATTATAGCAAAGACTTACTTACCTCGATTATTAACCCATTGGACGGAATTGTGGATCGACCCCAGAGTAACCATCTACCATGTTTCCATAACGGTAAGCTGTAGGCGCCATTGCTCCCATCATGTGATAAGGATTAGTTGTTGGTGTTTGTAAAGCAATTTGCTGTGCTTGCACTTCTGGATTAATAAAACCCTGACCCTGTTGCTGAGACATTGCCATCATCTGTGCTGTGGCAGCCTGTTGCTGAGCAACTTGTTCTTGGGAGGATTTTTTTTGTGTGCTGCGTGCTTTAGCTTTTGTTTTAGCTTTCTTGGCTTTGTTGTGGTCCATTAGCGGCGACCTTTTTGTTGTGGTTGTTGAGTTACTTCTCCAAAAGGAAGCTGACCTGTTTGAGGCATATATGCTGAGATATATTGCTGTGCAGATGCAGTTGCCTGATCTTGGATTCTTTGTGAGGCACGCAAGTTATGCGCACCCATTAACCCATGTGTTGGTAGAGGTGATCCAAAAGTATTTAAATTTAAATATCCAGCTTGTAGATCCGGGGGCATTACTACACTTTGTGAGTGTGGGCTACCAATTTCAATAGCTTCTCCAGCCATTCGATGTAGTCCTTGCTCACGTTGGTAAGCAGTTGCCAATGCACCGGTAACCGCACCGGCTCCAAATCCAATTAACGCAGCGGATCCAACAGGACCGCCACTTGTTCCAATTGCAGCAATAAAATTAGCCGCACGTTTTCCTACTTTTTCCGTTGCTTGAACACCGCTCTTAACTGCTTCTCCAGCACTGGAAACAACGGATTGTACGTTCGGTGGCGCATTAAACATTTTATGTCTCTATATTTAATAAAAAAGGGGTAGCACTTACTACCCCATATTCTAAACTTAATAGATCAACTAATGATCATTCCATTACCAGAAGTTTCTGGCGGAATACATCAGGATTTTGTTGTGCTGCATTCAAATAGCGCCATGCATTAGCGGGGTCACGGTCAGCCAACGAACCAAAACTATTCCAGAAATCCGCTGGATTGCCTTGTGTTTGCTGAGGCTGAGGAGGAACTGGCATGTCAGGACGCTGATACTGAGGAGCAACAGCTGGGTTAACAAACTGTTGACCAACAGGCCTGCTATAAGAAACTGATTCATCGGGAACAGGGTAAGGACCATTTTCACCGAAGAACTCGCAAGTATAATCAGCAAGTACATCAGGATCTGTAAGAATTGTCTCGTAAGCTTTATGCTCAGCGGATAACTCTTTAAGAAGATTAACTGCGTGAATTAACTGGTTATTGGTAACAATAAGAGCGTCTTCAATTTTGCAAGAATAATCATTAAGGATTACTGGACAATCAGCACCGAAATGATCAATTACACTAAGACTTGCTTCGCTTACTCCGTTTGCTTGGAGCTGGTCCCTGGTTAGTTCCTGAGAAGTTTGGGAATAACCGTTGGAGTAACCCTGGTTGCTGTTGATCCCAGGCGTATAGGTCTGCGTCCCCGCGCTGCTGTACTGGGGAGCCACTTGGGAACTGTAGTTGGCCGGGGCGTACTGCGGACTCGTTTGAGACTGTTGACCCTGGAACGGGAATTGCACCGGCGAACTCAGGAGTCCTACTACCCTGTTGAATGCCTCCTTGTAAGGATTCTCCGACTGGGGCGATTGTGGGGACGCCTGGTAAGCTTGGGGGTACGACGCTGTAGGGCTGTATTGCGTCTGGGGGACGCCCATCTGGGCCTGCATTTGCGGTGCTGGGGCCGTTACCTGCTGGTAAGGCGCCACCCATTGGGACGTTGTTGAAACCGTTGGCGCGTAGGCTGCTGTTTGAGAAACTGGAGCCGCGTAGCTGATCGGTTGGGTCTGAGATACTTGGGGTGCCGATTGGGTCGGCATTGCGGTATCGGCCTGCATAGGTTACCTCTTTTTGTAGGCTTTCGAGAGTTCGGTAAAGGAACGGTGTAAGATCAAGACGTGGGTCCGCAGCCATCGGTATATCCGGCTGCTGCGGATGCGGGGTCCTCATTTGCTGGTTAACCAGGTCAATGAAAGTAGACATCGCCCTCTGTACTTCACCCACCATGCGGAACGGGAAACCGGAGAGCATGCCTGCGATTTCGTCGTCCGTTTTTGAAGGGAACAAATACTTCAGTGCTTCAATGCTATCAACACCTAATTCCTGTAGGTTACGTGTAAAGATAGATTGGTTAAGTTTATCTTGAGCGGTGTCTTCATAAACAGGACCCATCCAGCGCCAACAAACGGTTCTATCGCCATCTGGAGCAAGACCTAAAACCCCTGGCGGTATTGTTTTTGTTTGTATTGCGTTATCAATTGCAGCTTGTAAACCCTGTTCATACTTAGCTTTTGCTTTCTCATACTTTGCTTCAAGTTTTGGATCTTCTGAGTCTTCAGGTGGATCTGGATATTTTAAGCCGGAACTAAAAGCAAGTGTTTTCCTAAATATTTGTTCTTCTTGAAAAATCATTAACTCAAAACATTTACAAATTCCGTATGTATAAATTTGCAAACATTTTTTCTTAGCTGTAGCACTTACGCGACCGTAAGCTGATTTAATTTCAGTTGCAGTTACATTTGTAATACTTAAGTCATCAATTCCTCCAAGGGCTAAACGTATCTCGGAGCGTAACTGTTCTGCGTATCTTGCTTGATCGGTGCTTATTGCATTGGGGGTAATAAAACCAACGCGGTCCGTAGGCTCAAGGTTTGCAATAACACGTGGCACTCTCATCCCAGTACCGGGTCGTCCAATATATCCAGGGGCTTGTCTGGTTACATTATCTTGGCGATAAGTAGAACTTGAAAGCGGAAAGTCAGATTGGAACCCAGACTGGCTTGCAATACTTGGTCTTTGAGAAACATCTCCATCTTTTTGCTCAATAATATCTTGCTTAGGACGGGAAGAAAGTAAAGTTGGGTTCCCAAAGAAAGAAAGATTAGCCCTAATATTTTTTACCATCTCATCGTGGGCAATAATTTGATTGCTTAGCCACTCAAATTCGCCACTACCCTCTGTCCCAAAAGCATCTGGATTATTGAAAACTTCAACACAAGGAATGAATTGCATTGTGTTTATAACTGTCTTCTTTCCTAACGTTGCAAACTCTAATGTTGAATCAAAATTTAATTCTTGCTCGCTATGATACTCTTCAATTTCAGTCGCTGTAATTCTTAATCTCATGTAGCGTTTATCTGTTGATAAACCTACTCCAGAAAAACCACGATTTGATTTTACTTTATAAGGATAGATAATTATTACTTCTTCTAGTTCGCCGTCGGAACTATAATATGAACGGTAAGCATCTTTATCAAACCAATATAAACGATAAGTTTTTTTTGTAGGCCTTATATAAAATAAACCTTTTCCAAATGCAAGAAACCGATCCCAAATGGAATCCAACCTTGCATCAAGTTTATTAAACCGAATTACTTGTTGAACAAAATCAAATCGCTGTGTACCGAAATTATCCTGGTCAGGATAAAATTCCACGCCTTGACGAATCCCAAACATTTTCATTTGGGCAAGGTGTGCATTCACCAGCATGGTGTCCGCAGAGCCACCTCCGTCTCGACTGACAACGGATTTGAGGATAGAATCTAACGCTGACTTGCTATCGCTCATTTTTGAAAAATACCTGTTTTTCTATTATGCCTCAATTTTGTAACCAGCATGCAATCTTTTGAATGTAATCACATCGTCCTCTACCTCGACATCAAATTGTTCCCCAGGGATGAGGGACATGTCGTGACAAAGTTCGTCGGGAAGTGGGAGCAGGGCGGAGCCGTAAGCGTCCTGTTCAAGCTCGATGACGTAATAGCCGGTAGACATTTTTGAGTGTTTGTATAAGTTTAAGTTGCGTCAATACTCTAGCTCTAGTTTTCCTCTGGTCATTAAACCATTACAAAGCCAAATTAAAGCATCAACACAATCATCGTGGGAACTGACACCAAAATTTACGATCTCATCGGTTAAGGCCATAAATTTACGGTACCTGTTAAAGATTAGCTTACGTTGTTCAAATAAACCCATGATTCCCCTAAAACGTGCTACTTTGTCTCCGCGAAATCCTTTGACAGGATGCCAATTAATATTGTAAAGTCCATGATCACCTTGACAGATTCTTCTGAAATCAGCTTCTAAAGATGCTTGATAAGCTACAGCTTCAGACCATACATCAATAGTGTTTCCAGTCGGATGATAATCTTTCCCATCTTTGTGAACAACTCCCCACTCATACATCATTTCCATTAATGCTTCTAATTTTTCTAAGTTACCCATAATCCTGATTCGTTTGCAATCAATAATATGAATTTTGTCACCAACTCTTCCACCCATAACAAAAACAGTATAGTCATTTCGTTCTTTTATTCCAGCAGACAAATCAACGCCAATACCTAACGCATCAAACTGAGTGGAAATTTGACCCTTAACAATTAAATCTGGAGATACAGATAGTTCACTTGTTTGTACAATTTGGTTTTGATACTGAAAACTAAAACTTATAGGAGCCTGACGACGACGATCTTGCAAATACTCAAGTGACCACATCTCTGGCCAATAAGAAACCTCTTCTCCTTGATCATCTACCGTTATTGCGGATTGAACAATTTGAACCCAATCATTACCAGGTGTAAAAGTACTGGCATGAACATCGTCATGACGGAACCTAGTACCAAGGCAAATTGCACGCCCACCTTCAAACATTGTAGGAGTAATAACTGAGTTCCAGTTATCTTCCATTGCTACTCGTATATCTCTGTTCTTAATGTCGTCAGAGCTCTTAATCGGGTCATCTATTATACATAGATGGCTACGTTTTGATGTAACGGCACCTTTTAGGCCAGCGCAGCAAAGAGTAAATTCTTCTTCACCGGTAGATCTGATGCCAGCAAACTTCCAATCAATACTCCAGTATTCGTTACTATTAATTCCTTTGGCAATTTTTACCATTGGGAATACTTCTTTATATGTTTTACTTTCTTCTA